GCTTTGGCTGAATACGGCTGTAATAGTGAAAGTTGAAACAGTGCCACTTGTTTGGAGAATGTTTCGTTCTTCAATCGTATCGCCATCCGCAAGCAGCACACTGATCTTGCTACCGGCAGTGAGAACAACGTTTCGGTCGATAACAACAGTGGTTCCAGTAACACTCACAATGCGACCACCACCTGTTTCTGCTGTGTAGTCCTCGTCATAAACTTTGACCACATCACCGGGCATCAAATCAAAGCCGTTAAGGCTCATCTTCCAAGTTGCTAGTTCAGTTTGATTGATTTCCGTATCAAGTGCCCAGCGTCCATGTCTGATAGCCTGTGGCTCGTCATCAGCGCCATACGCTGCAATATCCATTGGGTTATAGCCATACTTGGCTTCAGCAGCGAGCAACGCACTATGAATGCTTCCAGTGGTTGTGCTTGCATCAACAGTAGAAACCCGCTGCAAGTACCTGTCGTATTTGTCGTTGTAGGTAATGTTGTAGGCTGTGTGCCTTTCGAACAAGCCCGAACTCTTGTAGTTGAACATTCCATCAACCACATTGGCTTTCGTGATTAACTTAACTGGCGCAGTTGGACGATCCTGCATCAAACTAATCAATCCGTTGAAATACGTTAGCGAAGCCCTCATCGAGCCAGCTACCATTTGGAGCAAGCGATAGGCATCCTCGCGCTGGTTGATTACTGCATTGAACGTGTATCTTGGCGCACTACCTGCTTGACCATTCTTAGTGTATGGAAGCAGTTCGTCGTTATAGACGGAGGCATCGTAGAACGAAAACTTATCAACCTGTGCTGGCTGAACAAACTCACCCAATCCATAGCGGTCATTCGTGAGCAAGTCATATAGCACCCACGCTGGATTGTCACACCAAGCTGTTTGAAATGTGCCGCTCCAAATGCCCGTATAAACTCTCGTCACTGGGTTGTAGTTGCTGGGTATCTGCATCTTGATACCCTTGATGAGGAATGATCGCGTTGGAACGCTGCCACCAACAGTCTCAGCATCAACTGCCAATCCAATAACTGCGGTGTTGTTGTATTCCGTTGTTTCGTCTTTGATTTCACGAATCTCAGTCAATCGAGCAAAGGTAGTTTGATTGCGGAGAGCGGAAGACGTAGGGTTGGCAGTGAGACGGGTTACGCGAACGTCCCACGTTCCAGTTCCAGCAGGACGGCCAATGCGGTACTGCCTTTCATACGGAGAAGTTGTTTTGCCATCAATAGTGAATGACTGTGCTGCGCCCCAAGATCCGCTGGCAGTGAGCTTCGTTTCAATATTGAATTGGACTGAAGTTCCGTTCAAGTCACCAGTCGTTGTGTTTTGGCTATACAAGCCGTTGGGCAGTTGAATGGTGACCTTAGCTGCGTCCGCTTGTGCATCGGTTAGCGTTCTTGTGATTGGTGCGCCTTGAAGCACTGCTGAATTGACTACGATTTCCGATTCAACGTTCGAATAACCCGGCATGTAGTCTTGATTTGGTAAGCCAACGCGATAGTCCCACGCAGCACGCGGAAAGTTTTCAGTGCCATCCGATGAAATGAGCGGGGTGTCATTGATGTAGATGCCTGAAGCACCTCCGCAGATACCCACAATCTCGCCCTCGGAGACTACTTCAACGATGCGAACGATTGCAGCTGAGCGCAGTGTGTTTGGTGCTTCCTGTGCAGCTCGTCCACCACCACCGCCTTTCTTCGCTCCTAGTATTTCTTGTTCTGTATTCACTTATGAGCCTCCATCGCCTGGTTGCCACGCCACCGCTGGTGGCACTGCTGGCTGTGTTGAGCCTCCGCCGTTAGCTGGTGGACCTTCCTCCGCTACCACGTAGGCCATTTCAGCTACGTCAACTCCAGCACTTACAACTACCGAGCCAGTCATGTGAATGCCATAAACAAGTGGAACTGGATAGCCTTGCTCCATTACGTTAACTGCACCGTTGTAGATGAAGCTGCGTTTCTCCTCTGCTCCATCCTGGCCTGATCCTGTTTTCGGTGATGGTGCAAGCATGTTCGCAATAGCACCAAGCGCGAACGAAATTGCCATGTTGATTGCAATGGTTGCCAGCGTTGCAGCAACAGCGGCAGAAGCACCCATAGCAGTGAAAATAGCAATAACGCCAGCTTCAATACCAGCACCTTCAATCTCATTTGTTAGGTGCAGCACTTCAGCCTTTTCATTGAGTGGAAACTGAAAGCTATCAGGAGTAACGCAGCTCACGTTCTCGTTGTTCCTGTCGGATAAAATCAAGTACAAGTTTGGATAGTCCATCGTTGCCTTGCGAAAGCCTTTGACTTGCGAACGAAGCCCATTCGCTAGTTCTATGGGCGAGTTCACATCGAGGTCGATTGAACTGACGCCCGTATCCTTTGCTAATGCTCCATAGAGTTTTATTGTTCTTATCATTCCTGTCCTTTGTATCGCACTGCACAGACAATGCATCGTTTCCACTTCGATAACGTATCTGTGCCTGACAGACGATGAAATAGGTGATGAAGTATTTGATTCGTACCTACAACAACAGCAGCATGGTTGGCAACATCACTTGCGGCTTTCATTAGGATGGCGTCACCGACTTGAATTTGGTCTAAGTCGATGCGTTCAAATCCAGCATTGGCAAAGTTGTCCTCATAGAGGTTTTCGCCTTGATGCCACCAGTCAATGCCTCTCGCATAGTTCGGAATCGTTATCCCTTTATTTATGCGGAACCAATCACGAATAAGTGAGTAGCAGTCGTGGATGCCGTGAATGAACTCCCTACCTTCCAGCGGAGGAATAACGCTGTCATCCATCCATACAAGCTGTGAAATGCCTTCGCCACAGGTCGCGGTAATGCCCCACGGCACTGTGCCCTGCATCCAAGACTTCATATCCATAGTCGTGGGCCATTCGTGTGGCCACTTGGAAGCCTTGAATTTGTCGTAGGGGTGAGAATGGAGGACAGCTTGAATCCTGCCCGATGCTTCAGCTTTCACATGGTCACTTGGACTGATGCGGAAAGTCTGTGTTGGGTTTTCAGCCGTATTGGCTACAGAAACGTATTCGTCGTTGATAACGAATCCGCAAGCTTCATTTGGGAAGTCGGTTAAAACGTGCTGTTCGAAAGCTTTGAGTGTTGCTGGTGTTAAATTCACTAGCTATTTATCGGATACGTGTGCGTGACACTCCTGGGAAGCCTTTGTCCTTGAGCACCTGACGACGCGGGATTTTCATGCCCATTCTGTCGATGATGGAAGTCATCTGCCATTGAATGATGTTCTTGTTGTGCGCTGTTTTCTGTTCAACCACATAAACATCGGGGCCAATATACTTGGTTGGGTCTGGGCTAGAACCACCGACCAAATACTTCTCATATGTGCGTATGCGAGTAACCTTTGCTCCAACTATGTCTCCCAAACTCACTACAGCAGCAAGCAGCGTCTTTTGAACGTTGGAGACTGTCAATGTTGGCTTTGGTGTTTGGCCGGCTGCTGTGAAATCCCAGCCCTCTGTCATTATTGGAAGTGCTGTGTAGGTAGTTGCACCGAACTGGATGCTTGTTCCTGTTGATGAAATATTGTTGGTGAAGTTGTAGACCGCTCCACCCAGCGCAGTAGTGTCCAGCGAATACAGTTCAAGGAAGCCGGATGTTTGATTTAGGTTTTGTAAGTCGGTGTATGGAGTTGGCATTAAAAGATTTGCCTGATTTCAAATGAAATGGATGAGTGCGTGCCACTAACCCAAGTCTCTGTGTAGCCATCCTTGACCTTCCACTTCTTGCTAGCACCATCTCCTTGTGCAGTCCAAGTGATGTAGTCGCTTCCACCCACAGCGTCTAACACTGTCAGCACAGTTGTTCGTTCACTGGAGTCCAAGTACTCGAAAGCAATTGTCCATTCATCATATTTGTTGTTGGTGCCGTCTGGTGCTTCTTGGCTGTAGCCATCACCGAACTGTGCGGACAAGACGCGGTTGATACGCTTGCGTGCTGAGCCCTGGCTGACTCGGGTTGTTAGTGGCATTGCTGATGGCATAGGTAATCCTTAAACTGGGTTCAATATTCCGCCTACGCGGCGTGACGATGCGATTTCAGTCCTGGCAATTGCTTTCATAGCATCCATTACAGCTTTGTTAACTGCTTGTCCAGTTTCTTCATTTGACTCGCCACCTTGAACACTAATATTTATCGTGCCAACGTTCACGCCACCACCGCCACTACTAAGCTGATGGTTAGGAACAATCATTCCTGATTTACTTGGAGAGAAAAGCTCTGGTCCTTTTTCACCGACCAAATATGTCTTGCCTGCACCAACTGGGCCGCCAGCTGCCTTACCACCAGCGAATGCACCAACAACGTTGGTCAGCAACGTGCCCCATCCACCACCACTACTAGAGAATGACTTTTTAAGTGCTTCCATCATTGGAGTTAGGATGGTTATCTGCAAAATCATTTGTGCAATGCCGCGTAGGAATGCAGCTAAGAACTTCTTGAAGTTGAATTCACCTTGCACTACGAAATCCATTAGTGCGTTACCGATGCTTTGGAATGCTTGCTCCGCTACCTTTTGCATTGTGTTGAAATGCTCTTCAGCTTGTTTTGATTGAATTTGTGCTAGCTGTTGTGCTGCTTGAAAGTCAGCTTCAACAACTGCGTCAGCATAAGCAACCCAACCTTCCAAATCTTTCTTGAGCATATCTGCTTCGAACTTTGACCTGTCTTCATCAATCTTTCTTAGCATTTCATCTAAGCGTTCTTCTTCAGCTATCTTGTCATCAATGAACTTAACCCAACCAGCCTTATCAAGGTCCAATAGTCGTTGACGGTCTGCTGCTGCCTTTTTAGCTTCAGCTTCGGCTTTTCTATCTGTTTCATAAGTATCACCTTCTGGGTTGATGCCTTCATCAAGTTTTCCACCGAGAACGAGTTGGTCAGCCGCTGTCGATGCTGAAGCAGTTGCGGTTTTAAGGCGCTGCATTTCTCGAACAGCTTCTTTAAGTTTATCAACCTGAGCTTGAACTCGTTTAACTAGTTTTTCATCATCAGCACTACCACTTCGTCTTGCAGCCTCTTGAGCACGCTCTAGCGTAGCTTCTTGCTGCGACAATCGCTGTTGCAATCCTTGTAGCGCATCTTCCGCTCTTTCGTTGTTAGTTCGACCACCTCCGTACTTACGGACAATAGCTGCTGCTCCTTCCATTATGAAAAGAAGCTGATCTCCGACATTGTTAAGGATAGGAAGAACAAGTTTTGAAACGGTGATAGCCATTCCTTTGAAAGCTAAACCAAGCTTAAATAGCTTATCATTCAGTTCATCACTTTGTTTTGCTAAGTCTTCGGTAACCAATGCACCTACATTCTTCATGTATTCGTACATTTCCTTTTTCTTCTCGATCACTTCTTTAATAGGACCGCGAAGCTTGTAATATTCCTGCCCGAGTGCTTGGACAGCAAGACCTTGGGCTTTTGATTGATTGGTAGCTTTCTCAGCTGCTACAACGATATCTTCTTGAAGTTGCAGCATCGACTTGGTTTCACCCGCTGCATTTTTGGTGCTGACACCAAGCTCCCTTAGTGCAGTTACAACCTTTCCCGATTCCTGGTCTTGTCGAGAGAGCTTCATAGCCAACCGCTCTGATGACGCAACTAGCTCTTCAACCGAACTACCGGCCGTCTTTACGACAGCATCAAGTAAGGAAAGTCGTTCTGTTGAAATGTTTGTGCGAACGGATAAGTCGTTCAGTGCGTCCGCTGCATCAGCTACGCTGCGGGCTAGGGCTATCAACCCGGTCACGGCTGCTAATGCGGCTGTACCAACAAGCGTGACACCTTTTGCTACTGTTGCGAATTTCGAAACAGCACTCGAAGCAACATCACCAAGGCCTTCAATCTTCTTAGCGGCTTTGTCTACGTCCGACGAATCAACAGTGAGTTTTAGTTTACCAATATCCATTAGCTCTTTTCCTTATCGGCTATTTCCGCAACAGCTTCTAGAAGTGCTCTGTCCATTACCTTAATCAAATCAACCTCCCAAGGTTCGAACTGAGTATCTGTAACGTCAGCGTATGCTTTCAGTTCTAGATAACTTATCGGCATCAGACCATTGAATCCACTTTGTCTTGCTGACGAAAGCTCCATAAACATCGTTAGTACGTTGCGTCCTGCTATTGGCACCTCTGGCTCAATTAATTCAGCAAACTGTTTGTCCAATACTTCTTCGCTTGCCCCCGTCTTTTCCAACTGCTGCCTGAACTTCAGCAAATGGTCTTTCTTTGAACTACCTTTTTTATCTGGTGTGTTGTATCGAACTAAGTACCTTACATAGCGATCAAGCGATACTGCCAGCTGTTCGAAAAAAGTTCTTGCGATCCGCAATGAACTCCTCGACCTGTTCTTTTAAATATGCGAGGCCTGGGTCAGCAACTAGTTCAAGTGCTTTGGCTGGCGAGTAAGGGATTTCATTGCCTTCCTCATCTTCAAGCCCACTCCAACCTACTATGCACGCAGCGGCTAGCTCGATGCTCTGTGTGATGAGCTTGTCATAGTCGGCATCTTTGCTGGACTTACCGACCAAACTAGATGCGATTACCTTTGCCTTGTCTCGAAATACTTTTGAGTCTTGGCCGATTAGGTTAATGAATATTCCTGTTGGGCCAATCTCTGGATGAATCAGTTCCATCTTTGCCACATTGGGCAACAGCGTTGATAACTTCATGCATTAAGTCCTTGTTATTCTGAATGAAGTTGTGGTTGTAGCGTCGTAGATAGCGTTAAAACCCATTTCAACAACAAGTGGGCCATCACCATCAACTGGAATTGCAGCTGATGTGTATTTCACTTTCGGAATCAAGAATGCTAAGGATTCTGCGCCAGCGGTTAAGGTAAACTCAATCGAACTGTCAGTGTTTTGAACGAACTTGTTATAGAAAGCGACTGACTCAAACAATGCCGTTGCTGTCCCAGTTAGCTCCAATGTGCCTGCTGCTACTTCACGGACCGTAGTGGCTCCCAATGCGTAGCTTTGCTGGTAGCCGTTATCAAGTGTGAATTCAATATTGGATAGATAACCTACTGTTGTGCCACCTTCCTTGAATACTCCGCCCTCGTGGAAGAACTTGTCCTTAACTGTAATTACTGTTGGTGTAATGTCAACGCTAGTGCCGCTGAATGCGCTAGTGCCGGTACCCATAAAACCAAACGTAGCAGTAACCAACTCATCTACCGGAACAGTGATTGTCATTGTGTTAACAACCATACCGTTGAAAACTCTGAACTGAGCTAAATCAGTGAAACCTTGTTCAATAGCAAATGAAGTTCTTGTAGTTCCAATCTTTAAGACGTTTGCTGTGTAGGTGCTCATGCAGGCTGCTTCCATAAACGCATCATAATTATCAGCGCATAGAACTACGGTAAGCTCTCCTTCCGCTGCGGTGTTGCCTCTACGTGCATAACTAACTTGACGACTTGGGTTGATTGACGGGTCAACTAGAGCATCCGCATTCAACGTGCCTGTGAAACTAGAAAACTCAATAGATTGCGTTTGTGGGGTCGGTGGTGTGGTGCCAAACGTAGCCTCTGCGATGTAGGCTAGTTGGACTCTTGAACCTTGTGCTTGTGGCATAACGGATGCTCCTTATTTTTTGTTATGTTGGCACTCGAATGCCATCTTCTATATTTATGATCTTGGTAGTAAGCAACTCCAACGCACCATCACCGGTACGTTATAAAACTGCTGAAATGGCTGTGCTACCTCTCTCCATGCCATACGCACGTGAACTCGTAGGGTGTCGTCGCCTAACTCTAACCCTCGTTGAAATGCTTCAATAACTAAATCAGCCTTTTCAGCTGCATCCGTGTAGCCTTTGCTTTGTGGATAAAACAAATCAACTTGGTACAACCCTTGAAACTCATCTGTGTGAGTGGTACGTGCCGTTGTCTCTGTCGGCATCAATGTCGAACGGCTGTACGGAACGTTTGTCTTTGGCTCGTTCCGGGTGTTTTCTTTACTGAGCGTAGGAAGTCCAGTGACTGTTGCAAGCTGCTCATCAAGTAGGGATTGGATAATTGAATAGCTCATTTGGTAATCCCAACCTTTGCTGCTGCTACTTGGGCAATCTGTTCACTTTCAGCTAATGAAGTTCTTAGCATTGCCTTTGGTGGTTGAAGTGGAGTTCCATATTCAACGTAGCCTGCATAATCCATTGTGTTGTAGATGTCGAAAGATTCCTTTCTCATAGTCACACCCCAACCTCTTTGCAATGCACCCGTATCTACAGGTGTGCGGCGCTCAGTTCTACGTAGGAGTTCTTGAGCGTAGGCTTGCTTGAACTTGCGTAGGCGAGTTCCTAAATTGACACTCACATCTTTTAGTTCGCCGTTCAATTGACTACCACCCTGTACGCTAGAATTAATGCTGCTGGCTTGTATGCTTCAGCCTCGACTACCGACCAAACATCCGATCCTTGTTTGATTAAGTCACCCGGTACTGGAGCTTGCTTGAGTGTTCCAGCAATGTAGATTTGCTTTTGGTTGCCAGTTAAGTTGCTTGGGCCTTGGGCTAGGTTTAACTTATCGTTAATGTCCCAGCAGCCCCAAGCTTTCATAGTTGATTGCTCTTCCCCATTAACTACTTTGGTCACAGAGACTTGAAAGCCTAGGTATTTTATGGCTGCTGTTACTTGTGATTTGGTAATCTCCCAGTTCTGGCTCATGGTATTAGCCTCCACATACCATAACCACCACTGCTACCACTCTTAGTTTTCAATATTGGATACAGCAATAGATCGACCTTGCGGAATCCCTCATAGGATTCTTGTGTCTTTGGTAGCCAGTACTCTTGTTCGATAGCTACTCCACCAACTTTCACACTTTCAGCCTTAATGTAGTTGGCTGATGATTCCACAGGGATAATATCTATGCCTTGGAGATTCATCAAAGCCACTTCACATACTGCATTGATTAGGCAGACTGGAATTGTGTTTTCAGGAACTATGATTCCGTTGTTGTCCGTAAACCAAGCACGCGGAAACAATAATGATTGATGGGTATCGGGATAAACGAATGACAAGTATCTCGGCCCATAAAGTAGATCGACTGATTGAGTTGCGAGAATCAATGACTGATTCTTTTGTTCGCTGCTTTCATCTCCTGGCCAATCTAGGTTGCCATAAGCTGCGTGATATGCATCTGCAGCTTCGAGAGAGACATAGGAATTGGCACCAACGGGTTTCGTTCCGTCCTCTACTATTAAGGTAGCCATTAACTGGACCCCCACAGCGGACGGCCACGAAACGCCCAAGCTCTACCAGCATTTGTTCCTGCACCATCCACAAAGTGGAACGTAGAGGGTGAGATTAGTTTCGTCATCCTCCCGTGTTCATTTGGGCAGTGCGGGTAGTCTTCCTCGCCCTTAACAAGTGCTTCGTGGTGATGCCCGCAGATTGGACATTGAAATTCGTGAAGTGTTCTCATTGGTTATTCCCTTGATGTTTTTATTTATCATCCGGGTAGCAGCCAATAGAAAAGGGACTCGAAAGTCCCTTTGTTTCTAACCACTTATTGATTAGACTGCTGGGCGTGGGGCTGAAGTTGGGGCTGGTGTGCCTCTTGCTCCGTTTGCTCCTGCTGCTAATGCGGCTGTTGTGTTGTCTCCAACGCTCGAAGCTGATTGTCCAAGCCATATAGCATCTTGATCGAGGATTTGAATCGTTGAAACCTCGTACCAGCCAATGTTGTAGAAGCGGTTGAGCTTGTCGTATGGGCCAGTAAGGACAATTTCACCTGGATGGCTGATAGCCTTACCAAGTGCGTTTGCACCAAAGAAATAGCTGTTATATAGATTAACAGTTCCTGCACCAGTTTGGTCGGCGTATGTAGCACGGTTGTTTCGAACAACACGGAAGCCTTTATACATTCCAACTTCGTTATTAAGTGCCTCGCCTGGTAGGCTGTATTTAACTACATCTGTCCACGAGCCAACTGCTGTTGAAGCACGTAAGTCAGCGATAACGTCATCGTGTGCCATCATCACGTATGCGCCATTAATAAATGGAACACTTGCACGAGCTAGCTTGTTATAGAAAACATTCAAGAACACATCGGATGCTACTTGACCAGCTGCAACGGAACCTTCAGCAGTGCCGCCGATAACGTATTTGTTGGTAGAAGCGTCTAACGCATAGACAGCCAAATAATCCATTGATGCTGAATAGCTTTCAGCAATCAAAGCTGCCGCAGCCAAATCAACCAAGCCACCTGTCTGGAAGGACGCTAGTGAAGTGATTGTGAATGCGTTACCGTATTCAAGCGGAGTGAATACGACCTTGGTATCAGCAAGTGGTGTGGATGCTACGTCATCGGTTTCTACCAATGGTGTAGTCATCGCTGGTACACGAGCGTACTTCGGCATGTTTATTGATTTAGCGTTGATATCGACTTTCTTAGTGATAAGAGCGTCGGTAACGTTTGCTTGACCTACACCAATCCATACGGCTTGGTCAAAGGCTGTGACGATACTGTCGTCAACTTGTGCTGTTCCTGTTAGAGTTACTGTAAAAGGCATGATAGCCCTCCCTTTTTTTTATTATTCGCGGACGAATTTTTTGTTAAATTGTGGTTCCTATTCCGTACTTCCTTAACACTGCTTGAAGCTCTTTCTGTGTCCTAGCTGCTGCCATTTCGGTCTTGTAACCTCCTGTTGGTACTGCTTCGCCTGGGCGCTTCACATCTGGTGTCTTTGGTACATCAAAGAGCACTGCATCTGTTTTCTTTAGCTCGCTAATTACTGTTTCGATTGACTTGGTATCCACCTGTCCATCTACTACGGTAATCTTCGAACGATCCACCAGCTTCAGCACGGTTGAAACTGCTTTGGCTCCTGCCTTTTCTATTTCTGCCTTTAGTGCAGTGTCGATAAGGTGGTTGCGTTGAGCACCTTTCAATTCGTCTAACTCTTTAGTGGCGGCTTCTAGCTTGGTTTTGAATTCATCCACATTCGGCATCTCCTTGAGTTGATTCTCAAGTTCGAGACGCTTATTGCGATTGAACGTTTCACCCTTGCGTGCCTTTTCAAGATTGGCTTCAGCTACTGCTAGTTTTTGTTGAAGTTCATGTAACTGCTCTTCGTTGAAACTTGCTTTGGTTTCAGTTGCTTCTTGTTTTGGTGTTTCCACACTTTCTTCTTTATTGACATCCGTCATAACTTTCCCTTCGCCATCCGGCTATTTTTTTATTTATCTCTGTGCTTATTCGGGTGGAGGTGCATTGGGTTCCGTACCTTCATTTGTTTCAGCACCTTCATTGGTATCAGTTGTTTCAGGTGCTGGGCCAATCAATGCGGCTTTCTTTTTGTTGAACTCAATGACCTCCAAAAACTTTTCTTCCGCTTCTTCGCGTGATAATCCATTCACTGTCATGAAGTAATCGACCTCAGTTCCGCGTAGGCCAGCGATACGCAAGTCCCAAACCTCTTCCTGAATCTTTGTGTCGATTGGAAGTACGGGGTCGTCAAACTGTGCGTATAGCTGTGCATCGGGTGGAAACGCAGTCACACCAGTCGCTGTGTTGAAAACCGCTGCTAAGACGCGATACAAGCGTTTAAACCCGCTTTCAAACATGCGCTGGCGCTGCTTGCGGAGGTCTAAGTTATCGGACTCCTCAACGATCAACTGAAACCCGCTCTGTGCGCGGCCTTGTCCTGCAACCTCGATGCGGACTGACCAATCTCCTGCGAATGCCTTGATCCAGCTATCAACAACTTCGTTGAGTGGCTTGATATCTATCTGCGGGTTTTCGTAGCGGACGAATGGGCTTTCAACGCCCATGCTGTCCAACACCACTGCACTACCGGGGCCAGCTAGGTAGCCGGGTGACTGTGCTGAAGCTGGAACAATGCGCGGAAGTGGACTGTTTTGGACTTCGCGAACTTCAATCGAGTTTTCGTGACCTTCACCCGATGGACGCATATTGGTAAACAGCGTGCTCATCTTTGACCACAGAATGGAATACTCAGAGTCTGTGATGTGCAAGTTAACCATTTCATTTAGGTTAACTAACGATTTGTCCTGCTCCACCCAAAAGCCTGTGCGTGGTAAGTTGGTATCGTAGAACACAGAGATTGGAATGACTCCATATGGGTTGGCTTCTCTGCTTGTGATGCCTACCGAGTGTTGTCCTTGTTCTAGTTCAATAACTTCGTCAGCTGTCCAAACACAATATGTGTCGTCCGATGTTCGGTGAATCATTCCAATGGGTTTTTTATTTAATGGGTTGCATATCACTTCAGCGTTACCGCGATGCAGAATATCGAAGCACCAATAGTTTTCTTCCGGTTCCCATTGAACTAGCATCATTGCTGTCTTGAGCAAGCGCAGCACTTGGTCGAAGTTGGTGCAGAACTCTGCGAACTCCACGTGAGTTAGTAATTCGTTCAGCAGTAGGGTTGCACCCTCATTTGGAGTAACTGCGTCCGCGTTGAATATCTCTAGAACTGGCGGGGCGTCTTTGAATAACAACCCCGACTTCTGAACGACCATTTTGGTGACATTGCGAAAGCGTGGCGCAAGTCCTTTGTCTCTCCATTTAGCGCGGCCGCGTGAGGGGTCATTTAAGACTTTCACCATCTCCGGTTCTTGCTGGCCGTCTAGATAATTCAACGACTTCATTGCATCAACTGCTTTGTCAGTGTGCAGCAAATCCACAAGCTCTTTTGCAGTCAAGCCAAGTGCTACTGGCACCTCCTGAGTGATAGTTGATACATACATATTTGTCGTTCCTTAATAAGGGTATCTTGTATTTATGAGTTATTTATGCACCGTTACCGTACCCTTTCCACTCACTGGAGCATAGAAATGACAGAAGTATCCGAACGCATCCAAGGAGTGATCTAACCCGGACTCCTTATCGGGCTTGCCATCCTTCCAGCCTTGTTGCTCCAACCCTTTAACAAGTTGTGGGCACTTCCAAATATTCACGAACGCTCTAACTTGACCAAGTGCGTTATGAAAGAGGGCGTTGACTGCTGGCACCCTCTCCTTGACGATGCTTGGGTTGTTGCCCTTGTAGTGCAGAATGAAGCCTGCAGCTTTGAGTTTCGCAATAGACGAAAGTGAGGATTCGTCTGCGGTAGCACTTCTGTTCTTGCCGCTGCTATCTGGATAGACGTGTATTTGCCTGCCTGGATACTTGGCCTTGATATCCTTAATCATCGTGTCCGTATTCAACGAGCCGACTATTTCATCAACTACATAAACCAGCCCGTTATCAACAACAGAAACAACAGCAGACATATCGCCAATGTTGAAGTCCATTCCAATGTTGATTGGTCCCGGTGGAAAGTCAGCAAGTGTTTTCGTTGTGCTGTTCCTGCTGCGTTCGAAGCAGTCATAAACGCGATGCCCATAGACATTCACAAACCTGCCATATATCTTTGCCTGTGCTTGAATAGGCGAGTAGCGTGCTAGCTGACCTTTGACGTAGTCCGGCTTGAGGTGAATGTTTTCGTGTGTGGCTACCTGAATGACTCGGTGGTTTGGGCGTGCTTTTAATACTAGGCCATCGGGTGAAACTTCTTCCGCAAATATTTCTACTGTTTGTCGATAGCCTTCCGGGGTCGTTGTCACATAAGCTTGGGTGCAGGGGCCAACACGAATACGGTCATTAAGTGCTTGCCATATTCGGATTGCTTCTTCCTTGTTTTCAATAGTGTCAAATTCGTCTATGAATCCGAATGCAGCATTGAAACCTACCAGCGATGCTTTGTAGTTGAGTGCTGAAACGAGCATCAGCTTCTGAGGACCAAATCCGAAATCAAATGTGTAAAAGGCTGGGTGTCCTGCTCCCTGCCCTACGTATTTGTATTTGATGCCCAACTCTCTACAAGTAGCATCCATCTCAGTTGTGAAAATCATCAACTGGGGGCCAGTTGGTTCGCACCCAACTGCGTTATAGCCTCTGTTTTCTTGCAGTAGTGAAAGGGTTTTATAGACAGCAGCGCGGGTCTTTCCTGTTCCTAGGCCACCAACAAGTGCAATAGCGGGTGTCTTTAAGTCGTTAACAAAATCAGCTTGAAAGGGAAGAAGAGATATCCTCTTGTGTTTAATCTTCTTCGGTTGGTTCATTGGTATTGTGCTTAGCCTTGATAGCCTCTTCCTGTTCTTTTGTGTATGGCTCGAAAGTCAATACGCTGGCTGCGTCCTCAACTTGAATCTTGATGGCTTTGGTAGCCGGAGCGTGTTCCTCGAACTCCTTTAAGTCATCGCGCAGTATCTTGGCTTTGAGACCGCGACTAGTTTCAGGATCAAATAGAAGTTGGTCGCGAAGCTCTAATCTCGTAGATTCATATTCAGCTCGACCAACTTCGTACAGCAGCATGAGAGGTTTGATGCCCCTTTGCTCCTGATTCATTACTTCATAGAAACGATTGAATTCCATTCCGCACTTAGCAGCCATCGAGCGGAGACTCAATCCTTTCTTTGCCCAATACGAAATGGTCACTCTGGCTGGTGCCGTGTTTGGGTCAGGCTCTTGTTCTTTTTCAGTCATTGAAGTGCATCCTCGTGGTTGTTCTTTGTTATTTATGATTGAACTGCGAGAATGGAGCCGCCATAAAAAAAGCACCCCGGAGGGTGCTTTGTTTGGGTTGTGTTTCTTAATCAATAAACGTTTCCAATGTCAAAGTATTCCCTTTGGTTGGGCGTTTGATATCCAAAGGGTAGCGTGCTGCACCACCTGAAACATAGGTTGTCGCGCTTCCGAGAAACTCTCCCTTTTCATAGATTTTGAAGTTGACGGTTTCACTGCCCTTGCAGCCTTTCATATCCATATCAACCTTAATTACCTTTTTGCTGTAGCTTGCTTCTCTCCAATGCCAGCTACTAACTTCACATGCTGCGTGCGCCTGCAATGCACACAGACTTACTATTGCAGCGATAACCAGTTTGTGCATATTGCGATCCTTTGTGTTAGTGCTTATATTTTAACGCTGGCCGCACATGGAGGGGAACTGGCTGCGAAGCAATAAAAAAGCAGCCCGTAGGCTGCTTGTTTTGGGTTAGCTGTTTTATTTTGCAGCCAGTTCCTCGTATTTCTTTTTCTGCTCTTCGAACGGCAGGTCATCCACCAGCAACTTCAGCCACTTTGGTTTGGCACCCAGCCCGCCCGCAGTCCACTCCTTGCCCTCGCCGCTGGGGTCTTTGTAAGTCGTCCCGCGCACGAACGCGACTTCCTTCTTGGGTGCCGTGCCCTTGGCCGCGCGGGGCTTGCGACCTGCTTTGGGCGGCAAGTACGGCTCAAGAGCTTCGATAGCTTCTTGGATGGAGAAGCCGCCTGCTTTGGCTTTCTTTGCGTAGGCATCAGCAAGCACTTTGATTTCTTCAACCCTCTTAACTTCTAGCGCAGCAGCCAGTTGAGCTGCGAGAGCGTCGCTCTCAGCTTTCTTTGCCATCAGTTCATTAAAACTGAGGTTTCCAAAATACTTCTCGGAGTCTTTGGTTGAAACAAGTGCCATGGTGTTTTCTTCGGTGATTGATTTGGAAGTAGCCATCTTATCAAGTCCTGTAGTTAGTGCAAGTATCTGCACATAGGTAATTATGTGATCAGAGAATTTCTTGGACAACCTAAATCTGCCTTAGCTACCAATCTGCTTTAAGTAGCTGTCAGCACCACAAAACTGTATGAAATCACAGTGTTTCTACTGTGCTGATTAAAAGCAAGGGGTGTGACAACGCACTGACAGTGACAGAAAGCCTGCGATAAGTGCTTGTTTTTACAGTGGTTTTTTAGTGTGCAGTAGTATGGCCTGTATGACAACTTATTACAAGTTAGTGGTCACTACTGCTACGAGCCGCATAAACACTAGCTATAAAAAAAGTGTAAAAACGCTTGACTGCTACTGCGGACTAGTTTATAGCTGCTCTCACTTTTTGCACTGACAAATTCACCGTTTTCAGTGCAAAAATCCTACAGCCACAATACTACTGCTGTCTTACAATAAAAGCGTCAATAGTGACAAAAAACGCACAAGGGCATATGGCAAAACACGCGACGAACTACGGGGGCCTCATACTGCGCGGCACCACGTGGCACATGCGCTTCACAGTCAAAGGTCAAACCATTGCTGAAAGCACGCATACCAGTAATCGCAGGGACGCGGAACGCATCTTAGCCAAACGCAGGACTGAGCTGGTGCAGGAGGTGGTGCTTGCGGGCAAGAAACCCATCAAGCTGCACGACGGCATCGACGCTTTCATAAAAAGCAGGGCGCATATGGCGTCCGCGCCGTCCTGTGAAACCCACATGCGTCATTTCCGAAAGGCTCCCAACCACTATGTGGATAGGGTGACCAACGACGAGCTTGAAGCAGTCATTCATGCCAAGCGGGCTGAGGGGTACGCGGAAAGCACGTTGAAAGTTAGTGTCAACTACTTCAACGCGATGCTGAAATACTTAGACGAACAGGGTTACACAATTCGCAAAGCGATGAAACCAATTAAACACGACAGCGGTAAGTTCGTGTGGATGACCAAGGATGAATTGAAAAGGCTATACGCCGAACTCGATCCTACTGGCACTAACGAGACATCACTTAAAGATCGTAGGCAGGACAATTTCGACCTAATTAGGCTGCTGTACGAAACTGGTTGCCGCTTAACTGAAGTTAGTGATATGCGCTGGTCACAAGTTGATTTAGCTGCTGGCACAGTTTTTATTCGCAGACTGAAAGGTAGTCTTAGCAACACCATTGGGATGACCAAAGTGATGCGTGAAATCCTTACGCGGCGTCGGGACATTCCTGGCGACTTTGTGTTTGAAGCAAAGCAAGTCACGTTCTCCAACCCCAATAACCGCTGGTACGCCAAAGCTGTAAAACGGGCACAGCTGGATGAAAGCAGGGGCAGCATCACAATCCACACCCTGCGTCATACTCGCGCTGTACACCTGTTAAAAGCGGGCATGGGGCTGCTGGAACTCAAGACGTACTTGGGGCACAGGAACATCAATTCAACGATGGTGTACGCACACGTTGTGGAAGACGAAGTGATGAAAAAAGCAGTGCGACTGACGGACGAAATGGAAGAAGCAGCGTAGCTACCCAGCCCTTCCGGGGCTTTTATTTTTTCTAGGATTCGCTCTTTTTCGTACTACGGGTTTCTCCTAGGTAGCTGCATTTGACAGCGCGATAGCCATTCTGTCACAGTAGCTCTACCCCCTTGTCGTCCAGCTTCCATCTCGTGCCAGTAGTTGAGCACCTGAGTCGCGCTGCGGCATGGGCGTGATGGAGATTCAAATGAATGACCAAGAAATAAAAGACTTAGCTGCTGCGTATGGTGTATTCGCGCACATGATGCAAGTTACCAAAAACCACTACGGTGGAGATCACGTTGGCTACAAAGCCACCTGCAAGAAGCTTGAGCGAAATGCACGAAACGCATTGGGTGACGATTTCGATTTAGCTAAGTGGGCATATGAAGTTCGCTCTGCTGGGGCTGACGTACACCCGGTGTTCACGCAAATGGAAAGTGAGCTTGCGGTGGAGTTCGGTGCAAGTACACCTTATAAAAACGTCCGCGAACTGGAGGAGCACAATCGAAATGTAGTGCTCAAATATGGCGTTGGGAAGGATGAAAATGCGGAAGCATAAATGCACTCGCAAGCTCACTTGGACGCCTAAGCTAACAGCAGTTCGCTGGCCAAAGCTCCTATGACCTTTCGCACTGAGGATGACCTAGTGCAGGAGTTCAGAAAGAGCACCCGAGCTGAAGTTGAAGCTGATACTAAGCGGATATGCAAAGCAGTGAACTTCGATGGGCTAACTACCCCTGAAGCAGAAATGTTGTGGACATCATTCTTCCACGGACACGGTTGGTCATACTGTGATTACCAAGAGGTAGACTGGCCAAAGCTATGAGAAAAGCCCCCATTGGGGGCTTTTTAGTATCCAAATAACTCACTTGGTAGCTCACGTTCATTTGCTGCTGGCTGCTTTGGTGGTTCTGGTGCAAGCCAAGCCTCGATGCGGGTTTCTGCGATAGCAACATACTTTGGATCAAGTTCGCAGCCTGTGAAATGGTGACCAAGTGCTGTAGCAGCCATTCCAGTCGAACCACTCCCCATAAACGGATCAAGCACTTTTCGTTGTAGTTCGGGTGTACTGGGTGGTGTCACTAACTTGATTAGGTACTCCATTAGCGCAACTGGCTTAACAGTTGGGTGGTTGTTACCGATATTGGTAACAGTGATATTCTGTTCCTTACGTAGTTTCTCCACTTCGTGTGCTACTCCGTGTGCTTGCATTAAACCGATAGTGGGGATGAATACGTTCTTGCTGAACTCCTCTGTTGCATTCCCATTTTCATCAACACGGTAACCGCCAACTGACTTCAATGCCTCTTCCCACGACTCGTTTGAAGCAAACCCAATATGCCTTTCTTTGCGGCTAACCTTCGGGCAGTAGAAATACTTCTGATAACCTTCTTCGACTTCGCCGATGACATTGGATGGGTAACGACCACCATCATTTACATTATCAACTGTTTCGGAACTAATAGTTCTGTCTCCGCTACCAATAACGAATGACTTTTGCCTATTAGCACCGCCTGTGTTTGGGCGATCACTCTTCTTTTTCTTCTCAGTGCCTTGAAAGATTGGTGCACCATCTCTATCAGTCCTGCCATTACCCCACGCCTTACTGGTTGCTGCTAGTTCTCTCTCACTCTTCTTTCTTCGATCAACAGGGGTTAGTCCAGTAATACCCGGGGTAACAATGTATTCGAAACTCTTCTGTTCAAAACTCTGCACCTTTTCGCGATCACTCTTCTTTTTCTTCTCGGTGCCTTGGAAGATTGGTGCGCCATCAAATGGGGTAGTCTCTGAATATCTCTTGGCTGATGCAGCATATATTTCTTGATCACTCTTCTTTTTACCAACACCATTTACCACATCACGATTGCGGAGAATATTCAAGCCTTGATTTGGCGCACTCATAACATTCTCGCGATCACTCTTTGTTTTCTTGTATGTGCCTTTAGCACTATCACCCGTCTCCATATTCAATGCTAAGTTATCACCATTATCATAGATATTAATAACGTGATTTTCAGCATCTTGTTCATCAGCCCAAGGAACTCTCGTAGCATCAATGTTCAAAGCACCGAGACCGTTCTTGAGCACGTTATCAATGGTGCTGCCTTTGAATGGTTTTCTAGCCATTACGATTGGTTCGTGTGCTGGTTTGAGTGCAGTCTTGAATCCGTTCCATTCATTCTGTGCTGGAGCAAGTCTCACTCTCATATCGCATATTTCATTGTCACAAGAAAACATATCGCCAGTCAATATATTGTTCTTACCACAAGTTCTACAAGTCGAATATTTACGTTCCAATGATGCTCTGCCGCCTGCCTCGGCATTCGCTCTAGTCCCTTCTCGTTTTTCAATCGCCTTACCAATGTCTTGTGCTTTTGGAAAGCCACTTGCGTACAGCCACATAAGTTGATCGCGGATTTCAAACCCTGCTAACTCAATATTGGAGGCTAAGTTGTGATAGGTTCTCGCAGCACTGAAAGCTAATAGATAACCACCGGGCTTTAATACCCGCAAGCATTCTTGCCATAATTCGAGCACACCAGTATGTGAGTCCCAGTCCTTACCTAAGAATTCAATCCCATAGGGCGGATCGGTTACAATGGAATCAAATGTGTTGTCGGGATAGTTCTTTAGAGTTTCTAGGTTATCACCTAGATGCAGAGTGAATTGCTCACCCGCGGTTAATACGCTCGAAGCGTTCGTGTTATCGTGCATTCTTTTAGTCTCCTTTGTAGCAATGCACAGCTACTTATCTGGAGACTAAAAGAGAAAAGCCCCAATTAAGGGGTCTATGTTGGTTGGGAGTGGCTTAGTAGCAGCTAGGTAATAATATGCAGGTTGAACTACGGTCAGCTTCGGTTATCACCCAAATCTTTTCTCCATCAAACTTGTAGCTGGAAAAGACACGCAAGTCATGCTCAATTGCTTGGGCGTTAGCTGCTGCATCGTGTGCATCAACGTCCCCAAAATCTCCCCCAACGTGCCTAGCTAGTAGGGTGCGGGGTTCTATGTTGTGCTTACGCATGAATTCCAGTGCGGGCGGTGTTGCTACGATTTGGCCTAGGTTGAATAGGGGCATATAAGCTCCTTTGTTGAACACCTAGACTATTATGTTTTCACGATGTGAAATGGGCAACCGGAGACCCTAGATAAATAACTCGTGAACAAACTGCTGGTTTACTAGCTCTCCAAGTGCTAGTCGCAGTAGTATTAACTATGGACAGCAAAACGCATTAACTAAAGGGATTCAATGATAGAACTAGAAAAAGCAAACCGCATAATCAACCAACTACGCAGCAGCAACCAAAAAGATAAAACGTTGATCGAACTGCAACGCATTATTCACAACGAATTAACGCTCCAATACATGCCTGGCCCAAGTTACACTGATTGGTTGACTTGGTTTCATGAGTCAATCCAACCAATCAACTACTTGGAAATAGGTGTTGAAACTGGTAAGTCACTGCAATACGCCAAATCCCCAACTAGGTGCTTTGGTGTTGACCCAGCTGCGGATATCACATTCTCAATCACTGCACCGCATAAAATCTACAATGAAACTAGCGACAGTTTCTTTAAAAGCAGTGTTAAAGACATTGTTGGTGATGTCCAACTAGCATTCATTGATGGACTTCACGAGTTCGATCAAGTCTTGAAAGACTTCATTAACACAGAAAAGCTCTGCCAACCAAACGCAGTGATTGTGTTTCATGACGTCTATCCCGTTATCCCTGAAACTGCCACACGTGAATGGTCAACGCATTATTGGGCGGGTGACAGTTGGAAGATAATGCACATATTGAAAAGGTACAGACCTGATTTGGTACTGAAAACCATCCCTGCCTATCCAACAGGCCTGGGTTTCGTGACCAACCTCAATCGCACAGACCAAGTGCTAGAGAAACACTACGACGAAATTGTTGCTGAGTTTATGCCACTCAAGTACAACGACCTCGCACCTATTAACTTGATCAACAACGACTATTTGAGAATATACGAAATCCTCAACCAAAAACCCAAGCACTATAAACAGCCCCCTTGGATAAAACAAATGATCGGTGAAACCCTCAAATAAATTTCACCAAATAAAAAAGCACACACTGCGCTAACAATGTGTGCTGTAAGTGAAACGCTTTATGCAAGCTGCTGCACTGCTAAAAGCCATTCATTAAATGTAATTTCACTTGCTGCTATTAAACCAGTTGCTTTAATTAATGGATTATTTAATGACTTGTTAAACTCGGAAAGATCTCCATAGTAAAACTCACTTTCTTCATTATTAAACTTAACTACCAGTGGAAGAGTCCCTTTAAGTTTTTGCACTACAAACTCTGCTTTTTGCAAATCTTCCGTTCCTGCTAGTATTTTACGTGCTAACGGAACTTTAATTTTTAATTTATTGCTATACATGAAAACCTTTATACGTTGAAATAAGTTAGTAACTCTGCTGCGTGTGCGTTAGCTACAGCAGCAGCACGTCTTATACGTGTATGCGCTAAATTAACATCAATTTCTTCTAGTGAAATATTGTGCGATCTTTCATATCTGCATATTAAGTATTTTGCGTAATGAAAACCGTGAAAACCTTTTAACGTGCGTGCTGTTGCACTTGCACTATTTAATGTGTGCATTGAAAACTTTAAAAAATACGCTGCACTATTACAGCGCATAAAATAGCTTAGCACTAACGCACAAGCTTATGCAAGTATGCAGCATTCGCTGGATTTAGCGCAAAAACGCAGCACTGCTAGCTAACGCACGCACTAGCACGCTTAAAACGTTAACGCTGCTTTTTTACACGTTTTTTATGCAGCGAAACTTAAATAATAACCAAATTGGAAATACTTGCACTAGCAGCAACAGCTAGTTATGCTTGTTTATGTGCTGCACAGTGCAGCACACTAACAAAAGGTTATCAATGCTTAAATTTAGTTTTGTAAACAAGCAGCAAGAAACGATCAACGTAGAGTTTCTGCAGCACGCAAACACAGTTGTTATTACAAACGAGGATGGAACTCGCAACATTGCAGTTGACGAAACGTTTTTTAATGCAATTGCGAAATCCAAGAAACACAACAACGTTAAAACTTGGAAGACAATTAGCAATGCACTTACTGAAACGTATAACGCAGCAAGTGCAGATTTTCTTGGAGTTGGAGTGCTGCTTAATTTCAGCGCAATTGCAACAGCAAAAGTGCTTAAATTGCAGTTGGATGCAGTAGCAGCATAAAAAAAGCAGCAGCAATGCTGCTTTTTTATTTGATCGGTGAAACTCTTTAAGCTTCAACCTCTTTCCCAACCAGTCTCAAAAAGCGCAGCACTTGCCTATAGGACTTGAACGAAAAGCGGTGCTCGTCGGAATCAGTCGTTATTTGAACTAAAATGCCGTTGCCTATCGGTTCTACTACTAGGCGTTCTATTTCTTCCCATTGCGGTGTGTTTTCCATAAATATCTTCCCCTATTCGGTTGTGATATTTACCTTGAACAGCTCCGTATTGGTTTGATTTACTGATTGGTACCTAGTATTTCTTAGGCGGCTTAGCGCCTTTCTTTGGCTTCTTTGGTTTTTTGTTTGGCATCTTTCTCTCCTTGCTGTTTGGGTGCTTTGGGTGGTTTGTGAATGAGCTTCTTTTCTTTAGGAGTGAGCTTCACCCAAACCAAGCTCTTTTGAATGAGTGCTTCTAGTTCCTCTTCGCTCAGTGCTGCTAGTTGTTCATAAGTCATCTTGAACTCCTAGTTCAGGTAGTTCATTGGTGCGTGCAATCGCTTTGTCAAGCAAGCTTTCTAACCTGTCTAGAGAGGCTTGCAATAATGCATCCAGTTCTTCGTCACTCATTGCTGCTAGTTGTTGTTCAGTCATATTAAACCAACCTACCTCTCAGCAAGAACGTGTGACTCACTAGCCCTGTGAGATCATCATTGAGTGTCACAAAGAACTTGTCTTGAGTAGTTCCATTAAGCACTAGCGGTAGTCCGAAGTGTTCCGCAACTTGAATATTCACTACCATTGTTTGATTCTGCACGTTCGCAAATGTGCTTAGCGGAACAGCAGGAGTGAATGAAAACCACTCGTAGTTTTTCCTTATCTTAATTCCGTTAAGGAAGTCAGCAGTAATTCCATTAGCTTGCATACTCAAACCAACTCCGTTAGTCAGTCCATTAGTAATGCCCCCATAGTCCAGCTGATTGAAAGCTGTGTTGTCGGAGATTTGGATTGAGAAGCTATTGATATAAAATTTCTTGGCTGGAGGAGGGCGGTAAAACGCTTGCAGCGGAGTGGTAGCGTAGTTGCCATTAAGGTTATATACCCCAGTTCCATCACCCACTGAGGTTAGGAATCTGATAGCAGGAGTGCCAGCTGCGTCTGATTGAATATCACGAGTGGCTACAGTTGCACGCACAGCTATTTGAGCAGCACCAGTGAATCCCGCACCAATAGCGATAACGCGGACGATAGAGAGTCCCGCTACCTGTAGCTGCCATATGTCAGTAAGACCATTTTCGATCTGACTACAGTAAGCTAGGCTTGAAATCTTGATCAGCCTGTCAGGTGCAGCTAGGAGGATCCAGTTTGACCCATCAACTGTCCCAACTACGAAAATACCCGCATTAGGGGCACAAGCCCAAACTCCTGCTACTTGAATGGTAACGGTGCCCTTGCCCGTTGCATCTACTTCAACGTAGCTGCCCTGGGTTGGATTGGAAGTGGCTTTTACAGTATTTTCATTACTTGTTGTAATGATGCCCGTATCAATGACATCAACCATACTCACCGCAGAAGCGTTTTGGTGATCTAACGAGATTGAGTAATCTGTGTTAACAGTATATTTCTTTGCTAATGCCATTGGTAGCCTCCTAATAGGGTTACCTTTATTTATGCACGGTTAGAAATATTGCTCCCCGAGGATTTACAAGAAATAATCTAAAAAATTCGATTGACATTTATCTAGGTAGGTAAGCACCCCGAGGTCTGAAAATAGGTCATACGCGAAATCCCATCGCTGCGGATTTCTCCCAAACCAAACGCGGTGGTGCCCCTTCGAAAGTCAAGAGAAACGTTGTAGATAATCTACCGAGAACCTTTCGGGTGATTGGTTGACAGATTGAATCTAGACTTATCTCTATGTTAATAATAATAGCCACAATACGACTACCCTAGCTGCACGGTACGACACCGTGATAGGCTATTGATTTATATAGTGTTTTTACGGTTCACAACCGTCGGGCTAGGGTCTCGCATATGTGTGACGAATATGTCAGTACGCTTGCTTCACGGTAATTGTGAAGTGTTCTTGAAGTCCTATTGAATTGTTACTGAAATATATTTAATAAATCGGTTGCCCTCGGTGGTGGTTACCGGTCAACCACAATAAAACAACGGAAGATGTAACAGTTTATTTAGAGGTTGACAAATATTGGAAGAGGGCGGTGGCTAATCAATCAGTAAGGTTATCTATTTGGGTCAATCTCTTTTTACAATAACCCTAGGTTCTTTCTGTAATTCCACACCTGCTGCCTTGTTATTCCAAGTAGCTTTGCTGCTCTAGTAGAGCTACCATCGCACTGCGTTAGTGCTTGGAGCACTAAGTCGCGCTTCATTGCAGTCCATATCTGCGGCTCTAGCTTTTCTTTCTTTGGCTTTATTTTGGTAAGTGGTTTATCTAATAAGTCCATATTTGTATTTATCAAACTCATAAAAAAGCCCCTCGGCTTCTTAAATTGCGTATGCAATACGCGATTTAAGGTTGTATGCGCTTGGAGCGCATACCACTCGCTTTGGGGCTTCCTTTGTTCGGAGAAACAAATGGCTGAAAGGCTAAATGACGAAGCCTCTCGCAGTTATTTATGCCTGCTGCTGTGCAGCCTCCCATATATCGGCCTCAACCGGACCCCAGGGCGTTTCTACATAGCGTTTGGGTGCTGGGCCGCTATTCGCACTAATGCTTGAAAAAGTAGGCACATAATCCTTGGCAATCATTTCCTGCTGTGCAATGAATTGCTTGTGCGCTAGTTCAGTATTGACAGGGTCTTGGTATTGAGTTTCTCCAATATATTTTGTGTGGTCAAACTGAATAAATGTGAAATCATCAATGTATGGATGTGTTAATGCTGACCATACACTTGGATAATCAACTTTGTTTCGCAGGTAAACCCCATCATGAGCAGGTAATAGTACGGGTTGATTTGCAAGGCCGACGAACTGATTAATGATATGCGATTCAATGGACTGATAAATCAATGCTGCTTTCTGCCCAGCTGTATTAGCATTAGTTAGGTTGAATAGGGCCGCAAACTCCTTGTCCCGCTCCAGCATTAGCAACACAAAACCGGATGCATCTTGATATTCTTCGATGAGTTCCTTGCATACGTCGCAATCTAGAAAAAGGTGTGCTTCTTTTTTATTTTGTTTGAATTTTTCCAACAAGGAAGTCTTAACCCACTTTTCGTTGTGATCTTTCCAAACAGAATCGACATTGAGCTTGGCTCCAAATCCTATAGCAGTTAATGCCTGCTTAATGTTGTAATAACCAAAGAAGCCCTTGAAGTCCTCAATAGCTTTAAAGTCCTTGGTTTGAGTTGGATAGACAGAACGAGTTATTTTCATTCTGATCTCTTCCTTGTGCTTAATATATTCGCGTATGCGATTGAAACTAAGAACGAAGCCATTCCTCTTTGCGTATGTGTGTGCAAG